GGTTCTTCCGGCGCACTGCAAGGAACGCCAGGGCAACCACACCATGAGCACTTTCAAGATTGGCCCCGTCAACACTCCCACCGGGCAACAGGTTTTCAATTTCCTTGAGCTCACCCCAAGTCAAGTCCTGCATGTCAATCGTGTACGTCTGGTCGCTCACACGAAGTGTGACCATTGAATCTGATGCCATTAGACATCCCCCTTGTCTTTGTTAGTTGATGATGCGCAAGATGCGCTCAACGTCTTTCTGAACTGCCCTAGCTGCTTGAGGCAGGAACGTCCTTGCAGCAGCGGTCACATACTGCGTGCCCGCCATAGTTGAACTGCCCGAATGACGGCCCGTGTCTTGCGGCCATCGGTAATAACTCACGCCATGACCCTGCAACGAAGTCACCTGAGCACGAGTCTTTGATTGCAAGAATTGTGTCCGTGGCTGAATACTTGCCTTCAAGAACCCGGTTCTTGTGGGTACTCGAGCACTTACCAACCCAGCTCCGCGCTGTGCCTCAGACTTGAAAGTAGCTCTAAGCTCCTTCTCTAAGTCTGGGGCAATGCGCTTGAGCGTTGTTCGCAGGTCGGTGACATCAACTTCAACTCCAACGATGTCATCGGCCATGCTTAGAAGGCAGTGTCGAGGCTGACGTACTCGATCGTGACAGGCTCGTCAGTGCCATTGTCAACAGCCTTGAAGTCAAGGCTCTGCTCAATGATGTCGCCGCCACCAACTGGAGTTTCACCAGTGAAGATGACTGCTGGGATTGTCACGAGGACGTAACCCTTGGCCGAGTCGCCAATGGTGCTTTGAGTTTCAAACTTGGCAGTCAGCGCAACGCTAGTGTGGTTCACGAAGCGGTTGTACTGAGTGAGGGCAGTCCACTCCACGTTGATCTTGCCTTCAGCGTTGCGCATTTCAGCTTCGATCATCTTGTTGGGAGTTGTGTCGCCAAGGAAGTAACGGTCCTTCTTCCTGCCGTTCTCAATCTTCAACGAGAAGTCATTGACAGCTACTGAACTTCCCGCAACGGTGATAGCCGCACCAGCAAAGATCAACGGTGTTGACGATGGGTAGGTGGCAGTCTGAGCTGCTGCTGCTGTTACCGTTTCAGACTTGCCGTAGACGGCCATCTTCATTGTGGCAACCTCGCCAACTTTGCAGTTGAGCTCAACGTCAGTCACGCCACAGCCGGCATAAACGAAACGGTGCGCGGTTCCGGCAACATCCACGCGCTGAATCTCGGTTGTGAAGCTGCTCGTGTCCAAGCCTGAATCTGCAACGAATACGTGCTTGTAACGGTCGGCCATAGACCAACCAGCAGGAGCAGTAGTAGTTACCTTGCCCATCAGCTGACGGAACCAAAAGCCAGCTCCGGCACTTGGAATCTCAATCTCAATGTCACCCTCAACAGACGACTTAGCGTCAATGTGACCAGCCGACCCAAGGTAACGCCGTGAGCCCTTCAAAGCCTTGCTCTCAATGTAGTCCTTCTTGAGCTTTACTGACTCGCTGACAACCTCAAAGCGCGTCGTGGGCGCTACAGCCGTCCCAAACGTGGTTTCCTTGGCAACGCCGAGGATGTGATCTCCAACTTTAGCCATCTTGATCTACTCCTTATCCCCAGCAGGGGCCTTTGTCTTTGTCTTTGAGCCAACGAAACCACTGGCCTCGAGCTCCTTTGCAACATCAGCCGAAACTTCAATCGACTCGCCCTGCTTCACAAACACGCGCTGCTCACTGAGATAAACCTCAGCAGCAGGCCCCTTGTAAGTCACCTTTGCCATTTGTCTAGTCCTCCAAATCCTTATCCGCGAGGACTTTGACCTCGCACGTGATTTCAATTACGTTCCGCTCAGGCCCATTGAAGGACCGCTGGTCGAAACTCACAACCTCCGCAAGTAGGACAAGCCCACCTAACGATGAATCAGAAGCAATCGCTTCCTCAACCCACTCGAGCATCGCCCAGGCGCGTTCCTCACTCTCAACAAGATCCGCTGTCAAAGACTGCGAAACGAGGGCAAGCTCAACGGTCATTTCTTCGCGCCTGTGAGCCTTGCCCATCATGCGGGCACGCTCGGTGCTACGAAGGCTGTTGATGAAGATGCACCCTGACGGGTCCATTTCAGAACCCGGATGTGCAATCACAACCTGACACGCCTTTAGCGCTGGTTGAGACTGCAACTGTCGGACAATGGCCTTCTTGACCTTGAGCGCATTCGTCATGGCTTATGCCACTCCAAAGGACTGCTTGTACATCTGCACCACTTGGTTCAACGCTGGGATGCTGAACAATGCGCCGCGAACGCCAGCCGTTACAAGCTGCGCAGTTCCGTCCTCGGAAGTGATGCTTTGTGCTCGAGCGTCAATCCTGCTCTCAACAAGGGCATGCCTAACACCCTCAGTGACGGCTTGCTTGACCAGTCCTGGCACTTGGGCGTATCCGAATACGCCAGTGACAGTTATGTTTCTGCGGCCTGTTTGCCAGAAATAGGTTGGGCGAAGGAGCACTCCGGCTTCCTCGTCAATTCTCAGCTCGTCAAGGTCGGTTTGGGTCAATGCTTGCGCAACCACATCATCAGTGACACTGATGGCGCTTACAGACTGTGGGCGGGCATAGCGCGTAAAGAGCTCGTGAGTGCCATTGCCGTCAAACTTCACGCCAACGCGCTCATAGGGCACAAACGACACTCCACAAGCAGCCTCAAGCTGGTCCTCGATCTCCGTGATCGTTTGGTCAATCAGTTCATCTGGGTAACGGTTGGCATCGTTCAACGGTCGCAGTCGGCGACAGTCACTGATTGACGCTGTACGCGTTCCCACAACCTGAACTGGCACTGTGACAGTGCTTGTCCCATTGGCATCAACAACAGTGAAGGTTGCAGTCAAACTGCTCACCGTGGACTGTGCGGCCAGCGAATACATCACACGATCTGATTCAACGCTGCAACTGGCAGCCGTTACAAGGCTCACCGAGTCACGATCACGAATGACAGTTACGGTTGCTGAAGTTGGCTTGGTGTCGCGGGGAACGCTCAGCACACTTGGCTGCCCCTTCAGCACGCGCAACATTTAGCGAGTCTCCACGGACTGCGGAGTAGTTGCCTTAGTTGCCTTCTTTGCGCGAGTCTCAGCGACTGGCTCTGCAAGCTCTCCCTCAATTAGACGCTTTGCCTCATCAGCATCAACGCTGAGCACATCCCCATAAACCCATGAATCATTGCCATCAACTCGTGATGTGAGCAAACGGACTTTGATCTTTGCTGCGGCCATTTCTGGCTCCTTTCCCGAATAGAAGAATCAAGAGCGAACACCCACCCGCACCATCTGGCGCGAGTGGGGTTCACTTGAGACAGGACTAGGCCTGCTTGAGCGAACGAAGAGCCGATGAGTCGGTGATCTTCGCGTCAAGGCGTACGTCAACCTTGAATCCAACGTGTCCCGTGTCAGCAAAGCGCTCGTTGAGCACTGTTACCTCGAACGGGGTGCGACGGACTGTGTAGCCCATTGCGTCACCGTAGACAGCTACAACCTTGCCAGTTGCTGGCGCGTCAAGCTGCTCGATGTAGACCGGGTTGCCCAGGAGGGTTGCCGGGGTGCCAGCTGCAAGACCAGGCTGAAGCAGGTAGTCACCTGAGCCGGATGCCTTGAGCTTGCGAACTGCCTTGAGCCATGAATCATTGACGTACCATGCGCTGCTGTTTCGGTACGGAGCCGAAACGCTGTGCTGGGTGTCATAGATTTCATCGGCGGTCGTGGCCGTTGTTGAAGCAGCGGTTACACCAACGGTGCACTTGCTGATTCCCTGTGGCTGGGATGAACCCGTACCCGTGGCAAGAATGGCACCAATCTGGTTGCCAAGGTAACGGCTGACCTGACGGTTGATGTAATTCTCAATCGGGAACGCCGAATCTTGCAACATTTCGGTGCTCACCTTGACGATTGCGCCGTACTTGTATGCCCCGATTGCTACCGACGAAGTTGTCGGAGCTGGGTTGCTGTACGTGCCCTCTTCAGCGACAAGCGCAATGGCCTCATCAGCCGTTGAGACAGGAATGTTGAATACCTGTCCGTTGCTTGTCTCAAGGAGGTTGCTCTTGTCAAACAGCGCCGTCTGGAGCGCAAGGCTCTGGACAAGCTGGTTGCTCCACTGCTGAGGAACCCAGTCTGAACCTGAACCGCTGGTGGCCTTGTTCAGAGTTGCACGTGCTTCAACATCGGTGCCACGTGAACGGAGGAACCGTCCAAAGACATCCATTGAGTCGCGCTTCTCTTCAACTGCAACACCCTCGTCAATGACAACGTCGTCACCCTCGCCGAAGGCAAGGGAACGTGCTTCGTCAGCACCCATCTGAGGGGCAAGGCCAGCAACGCGCTCAAGGCGGTTGACGGTCTCGTTGGTTGCATCATGTTCGGCCTCACGGCGGTCGAACTCTTGTGCTTGCTCGGCAGTAAGCGTCTCGTTCTCGTCGAGGATGCGGCGCATCTCGGCGAGCTGGTGAGCCGCCTTGTGCCTGAGCTCGGTGATCTTGTCAATGGACATGTGATCAACCTTTCTCAGCCAAATGGCTGTTCTTGTTTTTATGCTGCGCGCTTATCGCGCAACTTGAGGCGGCGCGCACGGTGACGGTGCGCACCTTCATCGTCAGCCCGCCGAGGCTGTGAACTGGCCTGACTGCTGGGCTGTCCGACGGTACCCCCAGTGTCTTGCTCCAGTTCACTTGTTGACGAAGAGTCGTTGTCCCTTGTAAGGGCAACGGAAGTTGTGTCTGCATAAGCAGGAAAGACGACGGGGCTCACATCGAGCAGGTCATCAAACTCGGTAATCGTGCGGATCATGGTGCCATCTGGCGAATCAGTCCAAGTCTGTCCCTCAGCCCTTACCCGAAAGGCAAAGCTTGATTGGCTTACATCGCCACGCTCAAGCAGAACCTTGAGGTCACGCCCGTAGCTGGTGTCAGCGACGGTTGCCTCGTAGACAAGTCCTCTGGGGTCCTCGCGGAGTGTGAGCGTCCCATTGGTTGTCCTGGCAAGGATTTGGTTCTGGTCATGGTTGAACAGTGCTGCTACGTCCAGACCGTCGCGCTTGAGAACCTTGCGAAATGCGCCTCTGGCAATAACTTCGCGGAATCCGCCAAGGTCGCCTGATTCTGAGCCGAATACGGCTGCGTGCCCGGTCAAGATCCAGCCTCCGTTGGGAGCCTCGCGGATCTCAGTTGTAACCGGGGCAATTCGACGCTCAACAACATCAGCACCATTGCGAAGCTCTGCAATCAGCGCGGGGTTGTCGCGGATGTCGCGTTCGTTGATGACACGCGTTTCGTTCTGCACAGTGTTCTCCCTTGCGCCCTCTGCTGGGGCGAGTTTGATTTCAGCGTCTGAGACGATTGTTGGCTC